CAGACTGCTTCACAAGCGCTGTCTTTGAATTTCGAAAAAGGCGCGGATGGTAAAATGACCATGAAAACCGATGCCGATCCATCTCTTAAGGAGATATTCGGAAACGAAGCTACGTACGAAGCGGTCAACAAGGCCAAGCGCGAACTATCAGGCCGCGTATCTACTTACAGAAAACGTTTGATGGAGAAACTCGCCAAGCGTGTTGAAGTAGTTACGTTAGACGATGGGCAGGTGATCGAACGTATTGCCGATCCCGTTGTGCTGGCACATTTCGATAAGGTCCAAGCCGAGAAACGGGCCGAGAACGAAAAGGTCCAAGCCGAGGCAGAGAAGGCCAAGGCCAAACTTGAGAAGATCACCTTACTAGGTGATATCGAGATCGAGGCCAAGGCATTGCGAGATCGGTTCCACGAACTGACCAATGATCACGAAGCACATGCCGAGTCAATCGTAGGTCTAGGCAAGGGTAAGATTCAGCCGATTCAAGAGGCATTCGATTCTCTTATGAAGCTACTTACTCCAGCCGCTAAGTCGCCTTACTTTAAGCGTCAAGCTAAAAAGTAATGCTTTCCAGCTTGCACCTCATTTGAGGTGCAAGCGTTTTTCTAAGGAGCAAAAATGACAATCCAAAAAATCGAACTACAAAAAATCGAAGTAATGTTATTCTGGGCGCTATATCTAGGAGCACAGAGAGATTTCAAGAAAGGCGGTACGAGATGGCGAGCTATACGATTTCCGACTGGCACCTATTCGGATGCTAGATCGGGGGATCGAGATAGATCAGCTTCGTATTGTCCGTAATTCAAGGGAGCTTCGGCTCCCTTTTTTTTGGCTTTTTGACACCAGTTACCTTGGCTGCGGTGAGTCTGCACCTCAAATGAGGTGCAAAGGTTTTCAAGGTCTGACCCCTATATGAGGTGACCTTGTGTAAGAAGTTATGTGTTCTTCATATACCAGTTACCTTGGCTGCGGTGAGTCTTAGAAAAGAGCTACCGTAAGTAGTTAGTGCACCTCATTTGAGGTGCAAGCAATGTTCGCATAATGTTCGCTTTGTTCGGTAATGTTCCTGCAATGTTCGCTTTTTAAAACAATGTGCGTACATTATGTAAACGTGTGTATATCTGTGTTGGTTTGTAGCCTTTTGCCTATCTAATTGTGTGTAATTGTATCTATATCTATCTAATTCTATATCTATAAAATATAATGTTCGCTTTTCAAAAAGGCAAAGGTTATATTTCACTCTCCCTCCTTTTGTTCGCTTTCGCAGATTCTTCTCCCAGTAACTTTCTACCCTACCTCATACCTCCAAATTTACCGAACATTCGAACATTGTTTATATATCAGTGACTTAGTTCGCTACAATAGCAGAACAATACACGTTTACACAGAACAATACACAGAAACACACTAGGTGTACCTAAAAGGTACGATTTGACATAGCTACTTATATTTGATATAATAGATGTTGAATGGGGCGATTCGTATTTTTTTCGGTCCCTCTTTCAGAAACCTTTGCACCTCATTTGAGGTGCAGTACATATTAATACAACACGAGGTAACAAATGAAAACAATACAAGTAAAGTACATTGGTCCAACTAACCACCGTAACACACGCTACAAAGCATGGGCAGAAGGTTGGGGATCTGTAACTGTTTCCAGAGACTACAGTCTGTCTGATGAACAGAACGAGCGACTAGCGGCAGAGAAGTTATTAGAGAAAGTGTATGACGACAAGGACATCAACCCATACAAGTTCAAATCAACGATCACCGATTTCGCTTACAGTAACCACTTACCCAACGGTGACGCAGTGTTCATACTGCAGAACCAAGATGGGTACGAACTATTGCTGGATTACTTCCAAGCAACGGCACTCATTCAGCAAGCGGATGAGAAAGACCTTGATGCGCTGAGAGAACGAGTCATGCAGATGCCACCTGAAGAGTTCTTGAATACAGAACGTGGTGCACTGAAGACAACGATTGAACTATTAGGAAAAGGAGAAAAGTAATGGGACGTATGAGCGACATAGACAAAGATTTCTTTGAGCAAGAAACTGACTGCACCTCAAATGAGGTGCAAGCGGAAGAGAATGTAGCTGGCGATGCGATACAGCAAACCCAACCTACAGAACCTTCCGCCACTAAGTTAGAGCTACCATCCCTAAGTAGTTCTGCTAGCCTGATTAACTTACAGATCACTACGTGGACGGCTAACAAGAAAGACACGGTAGCGTCTGAGAAGTTGATGGCAGAGAGCGGTGCAGTAGACAAGTCGGTACGAGTCTACAAGAGTTTGTTACCCTCATGCACGGCACACATTGAATTGACGAAACACGTAACCAACTTTCGTAAGAAGCATCTGGAACTAACCCTGCCTTGGGCAGACAGAGGTGACAGGCTAATTCCCGGTGGTAGTTACATATCCTACTATAAGGAGTTACACGCCTTCGGTGAGAAGTTTGAAGAACTGAAAACTAAACTGTCCGAAGAGTATTACAAAGGGATAGAGCAAGCTAGAGAGGACTGCGGTGATCTGTTCGACATTGATGACTACTTATCACTGCCAGATGTCTTGGCTAAGTTTACGTGGGGTTACGAGCCTAAGAACATACCCGAGAATGACTTTCGTAACATCGACAACAACGATGAAGCGAATGACTTTATCAACAACATGAATCAGAAAAAGGCAAAAGAAGCGGCAACGCGGAGGGCCGACAGTATCAGAGATGATCTGTACCTACGTCTGCTAGAGCCTTTGACCAACGTGCTGATTCAGCTAGATGAAAGTAACTTTGACGGCACTCGGCTAGGCTACAATGACAAGGGCGAACCAGTGAACGCGAACTACAAAGAATCGCTGATCCCCAACGTCAATGCCGTGACTAAACTCATGCGAGAATGGGTAGTTGATGTAAGTAACACGGGAGACGCAAGCGGTATGTCCACAGTCGTGAACTACTTACAGTCTCTATCGGGTGTTAACAGCATGATGCTGAAGCACGATACGGTGCTACGGAGACAGGTAGTAGCTACGTGTACCAAAGCACTACGAAGCATACCCGCAGAACCTTTGCGAATTGCTTTGAAGAAAGAGTACCTATCAAGACACAAGAGAAAGAACAAAGACAATCGTCTTGAGACACTACTCACACAAACCCTGAACCATCTAGGGGCAAGCATACCCGTACGCAATACAGGTGTGTAGTAAAACGAACGCACCTCAAATGAGGTGCAAAGATTAATTCATTGGAGAATGAGTATGACAGAACTAAGATTGACAGCAGAAACTAAAGTAAACCTAGAGCAAGCGATCAACTTTATCTTGCACTGTGGCAACGACGTCACGCCTATGTTGATCGGGCACAAGGGGTTCGGTAAATCGTCCACTCTCAAAGTACTGGGGGAGATGACAGGCTATCGCACCTTCTATATCGACTGTACCACGATGGACTTGGGTGACATGCAAGTACCTAAGATCATGGAGGTCAAGAACGGCAGTGTTGTGCAGTACGCGGTCAACGAGTCGTTTGGTATACACCTAGATGAGCCATCCATCATTATGTGGGACGAGATTGGCAAAGCTAATCTGTCGGTCAAGAATGGTGCTATGCGCTCGTGGCTAGAACGTGCCATGGGTAGTTTCACGTATCATCCTGACTCTATCGTGTACGCAACTACCAACGAGGCAAGTGAGGGGCTGGGCGATTTGCTCATGGAGCACCATCTTGATCGTGTTATCCCTATCCACTTACGCAAGTCCACGGCAGAAGAACAGATATTCTATGCCACCAAGAACAACTGGGCACCTGACGTTATCGGTTTCATGCACGAGCATCCTGAGATATTCCAGTCTTACGAGGATGACCCAAACGCTGAGAACCCATACATATGGCATCCGCAAGCAGAGCGAGAAGCGGCAGTGACAGGCAGGAGCCTTGAGTTTTGCAGTAAGATACTCAAGAAGCGGCACCTACTGGACAAGCCCACACTCAGAGCGGCAATTAACGGTGCCATTGGTGTCCCTGCGGCATCACACTTGATGACCTACATCAGCATGGCATCTAAACTACCGTCACTCGATGACATCAAGAACAACCCTGACACTGCGATAGTACCTACAGATGCTTCAGCAATGTGTGTCATTTTGTTCCGCACTATGTCAGCCATTGAAAGCAACTGGGTGACTGCTTGGATGACCTACCTAGAGCGTATGCCTGAGGTAGCCAAGACGTTGTTCGGTATGAAGGTGCAAGACGATAAGTACTTTCAGAGAGATGTGTTCCTGAAGAACAAGAAATTCACTCAGTGGTTGGTAGACAACCATCACTTGTTTGCATAGGGAGAACCTAGATGTTGATGCAGAAAACTACGCCAGAGCAACTGCTACAGCGGTGCTGTCTGGACATTATCAGCCATGAACGCTACAAGTATCTCACTAGCGTGATGATGGTCGGGCGCAAGAAAGTGGTCGATACTACAGAGGTGCCAACGGCCATGACTAACGGGCGAGATGTGTTCTTCAACCGTAAGTACTTAGAAGAACTAACCATGCCCGAAAAGCGGTACTTGGTACTACATGAAGAATACCACAAGTTGTTTTGTGATCTAATTGTGTGGGCTGAGTTGTGCAAGAAAGACCCACAAGTAGCGAACCAAGCACTTGACCATCACAACAATCTTATTCTCAACAAAGAGAACAAAGACGATGGCTTTGCGGTGATGCCGAAAGGTGGACTCGCAGACGAACGCTTTACCGATATGTCTGTCAAGCAGATATTCGACATCTTATATGAAGAGAAGCAAGGCAACGGCAAAGGTAAAGGTGACGGTGACGGTGACGGTGACGGTGACGAGGACAATGACGGAAGCGGAAGCGGAAGCACCTCAGGTGAGGTGCAGGACGATAACGGTGAAACTCTGGACGGTCACGATTGGGAGGGCGCAGAAGAACTTACGCCTGAAGAGCAAGAAGAACTGAAGGAGACACTGGAGGAGGCACTACGTGAAGGCATCAAGATGGCAGGAGAGCAAGGCGGTTCTGTCAACGAGACCATCGCAGACTTGCTGAAACCGAAAGTCGATTGGAAGAAAGTGACTCGCAGTTTTGCAACCGAGCATACGACAGGGCATGACTTTGGTACCTATGCTCGCCCTAACCGTAGGTTCATAGGTTCTGGTATTTACTTACCTTCACCTATGTCAATCACTGTTCCAGAGCTAGGTGTTCACATGGATACTTCTGGTAGTTGTTGGGGTGTCCTGCCTTACTTCTTTGCAGAGACCAAGAGTATCGCTAAATCTCTTATGCCTCACAAGCTACACGTAACCTTCTGGGATACGGACGTAGTGTATGAGAAGTTTGAACACAATCAGCTAGATGGGTTTGAGATCAAGGAAGCGTACGGTGGGGGCGGCACAGATGTTCGTTGTGTCCCGAACTACTTACGTGAACACAAGATCAAGCCGACAGCATCCATAGTGCTAACGGACGGCTACTTATCTGGTGGTTGGGGTAAGTGGGATCATCCAGTGCTATGGTTGATTGTGGATAACCCTAATGCTAGACCGCCAGTGGGTAAGTACATACATGTTGACTCGGAAGACTTCAAGTGATCGGGCGCATGTGGTACACGGATACAAGCGAGGGACATCAAGCGTACATCGAGTATGCTCTCGCTGATAATCCGAGACTCTCTCACGTTACCTACAAGGTAAAGGTGAGTGACATTAAACTGATCGGGAAGTTTGACCGCAAGGCCGCTTCCCGAATCAAAAACGAAATCGTGCAAGATATGAAGGAGAACGAAGCATGACTATGACAAGATCAGAACTTAAGGAATGGTTGGAAACCTGCCCAAACAAAGATTGGTTTCAAGCCGCTGACGATGGTGGAGGAATCCGTATCTATTTTCCAGTGGATGAAGACCCAGAGGAGAACGAAGCATGAGTAAAGAAGAAGATGTAATTTTAACTAATGCCCTAGCAGTCATCACGGATTTAGTTAATAGAGAATTAGAGTGGGCTGATGAATCGACTGATGATATTAAAGAAGCTTGGAACATAATTAAGCAACACATTGAGGAGGGCGAAGTATGACAAAAGTATTTATTGAACTTGAGTTTGAATCTCAAAGTATATCGGATGCCGATGTTTATAACTACCTCAATGAACTCATGGAAAACGATTGCCTTGATTGGTGTACAGACTTCAATAAAACATTGGTAACAAACCCAGTGAGAAAGTTAAAAGTGACGAAGACCAAGAGGAGGGCGAAGGATGATTAAACTACTCCTCGCTGCGGCAGCGATAGGTCTTTACTTTGTGGTAAGTACTCACGATTACCATAGCGAAGTAAGAGCAGAGCGAGCCTATATTCAAAACGTATGTTCTGGTGTATGGCCGAACTACAAAAACTTAAACTTAGACTGCACCTCAAATGAGGTGCAAGGAGAAAAGAAATGAGACTAGAAACACAGTTCAAACTTGGTTGGTTATCTGAGGTTAAACATAAGTACTCTGAGAGTTCAGGAGTACGAAAGGTGTCGGAGTTGACAGGTGAAGTTGACATCGAGTACCAGATAACGTCTTTCCGTGAAGATACCGATCCTTACGCTAGAACAGAAAAAGATAGGCGTTGGCACAAGACAATGTTGTTTGCACAACGCCTACAGCAGACTTCACCAAGTTGGAAGTTTGCTAGGAGATACAACGATGATCTGTACGTGTACCGAGACGGAGATTTATATTCATTCGGTACCATAGGTTATGGGGACTACTTACATACTGACAGTGGTAAATCAGATGACAAATATACATTCTGGTGCCCGAACGTGCGTAACGAGCGTTATAATGCACAAGATAACAACTACCATATGAGTCAAGCAAAAGACATGGAAGTAGCGGCACGTAAGTGTGCTAGCTATATGCGTCCGTTTTACTTACATGAGTTCTTTCATAAGCACTACTCGATGATTACTGACCAACGGAAAAAAGCGTTAGGTCGTTTCTTACACGAGTACAATGAATCGAAAACAAAAATTCGAGAACACCCAGAGCTTTTAACCTATCTCATGGAAGCGTACAAAAACAAGGAGATACCTTTGTGGTCAGACGACTTCTCTAAGACATTTGAAGAATACATAAGTGCTTACAATGCTCAGTACGAAGCGGAGTCCACAGAACATAAAAATGTCTTACAGGTATACATACGTACCAACAAGAACGGTAGGAAACACTTTGAACTCAGAGTGTACGAGTACGATGATGATAAGGTTGTGCACGGTGATTGCAAGGAGTGGGTGCCCCAAAACGAAAACATGCAAGACGAATGCTTTGGGTTCATTGAAGACTTACCTGAAGATATTGCCCGACAAATTGCCGCTCTGGATTTTCTTAACAAAGAAGGTAAGGCCACAAGCTACAGAGAGACTAATTGGCAACTTGGGCAGGGTTTGATGGCGATCAAGGGAGAGCTTTACTATCTTGCGTTAAATAAGCAATAAATCCTTGCACCTCATTTGAGGTGCTGGTAATCTTAGTATATGGCGTTGATGAGTAGATTTGCAAAAGTTTGGTCAGATAAAAATACAGATGCTATACACGTAGCAGTATTTGGATTAGATAACCAACTAACACGAGTAAACTACACATTTGCTAACCTAGAAGAAGTACCTACGTGGATCAAAGAAAGAATAGCTATTCTCGATTTCTGTTCTAATGTTGAAGGCGTGGGTATGAAAGTCAAGGCAGGGTTTGGCCCAAAGGGATGGGTCTACCATGTTGAAGATGAGAAAGGTGTCGCGGATTCCTAACTGTTTTGAATGTAGGCAGTTGGGTGTCTCCTTGATCGGGAAGTGGGGGTCTCGATGCGAAAGGTAAGATGAAGTGCGGAGCGACACGCCCTTTTTTCACGTAGGGTTACGTGGGTGTTTGGGTTCATTTGCCGCCAATCTTACCGTCCTCCACATTAGTTTTGCACCTCAAATGAGGTGCAAGGGGTATGCCGCTTTAGTAATAGGGCGGCTCCATCAGATGCTTGGGATAGGCTAACTTATCACCCTGCCCCACCTTGAGGTGGACTCTTTATCGGGTTCACCTCGATACCAGTTCTTGAAACCAGTTAGGTGGGTTAGGAAAGGAAGATGAGGAAGATTTTGGAAAAAGGGTTGTCTTTTAAGAATCTTCCATCACCAAAAACGAAGAGGGTTTATATGAATAAAAAATTATTAGGCGCAATCTTGTTGGGTACTAGCTTGAATGTTAGCGGTGAGTGTTTTCCGGTGACAGAGGTGCTGAAAGTAGTAGACGGTGACACCGTGGACGTTCAGATACGAGTCAAACCACTCGATCTCGATTTGCTGTCCAACATGAGAATACGCATGGAAGGTATCAACGCATGGGAGAGTAGAACTTCCAACGCAGAAGAAAAGGTCAAAGGGTTGGCGGCTAAAGCTAGACTGTCAGAACTAGTTATGGCACCGCTCACTGTTTGCCTGTCCGGTAAGGGCAAGTTCGGACGTTGGATCGGCACTTTGTTTAGCGGTGAGTCTAACATCAACGAGCAACTTGTCGAGGAAGGTCACGCTCATTGGTACGATGGTGGTAAGCGTAAAGAGTTCAAGTGAAAGTTAATATCACCATAGAACTAGATACAGTAGAGCCAGATGACAGAGAAGTTTTGGATAAGCTGATGGAGTTTTTTGAAACTAAAGGAGAAATCTTGCATGACACCCGAAGCAAAGGTGAAGAAGAAAGTTGTTGAGCAACTCAAAAAGCTAGGTGCTTACTACTTCTACCCCATGACTCATGGATACGGAAAGAGTGGTGTGCCGGACATAGTTGGATGCTTTGAAAGTAAATTCTTTGGTATCGAATGCAAAGCCAAGGGCAACAAGCCTACCCCTCTTCAGCAGAAGAACTTACAGGACATAATGAAGAGTGGCGGCATAGCCATGGTCGTTGATGAGAAGAACATAGATCAAGTCATCCCAGTGCTAACCAAGGGGTTTGCGGCTCAGTTGGAGTTAGAACTTTGAAAGATAACGTAAACCATCCCCCACACTATACAGTCGGAGACATCGAGTGCATCGATGCGATCAAGGCATCTATGAGCCAAACAGAGTTTGAAGGCTATCTAAAAGGTGCTGCGCTGAAGTACTTATGGCGATACCGTTACAAGGGTAAGGCAATTGAAGATATTGATAAAGGAATATGGTACATGACCAGATTAAGAGAGGAGATAGATGGATCTGATAACGATTGACTTTGAGACGTTCTATGACAAGGACTTCTCTTTGTCTAAGTTAACCACCGAAGAATACATACGCGACAGACAGTTTGAAGTCGTGGGTGTAGCGGTGAGGGTAAACAACGAACCAACTGAATGGGCCAGCGGCACTGATGAGCAAATAGAGAAGTACTTACATAGTTTCAACTGGAAAGATAGCATGGTGCTTGCTCACAACACTATGTTTGATGGGGCTATCCTTAGTTGGCGATACGGCATCAAGCCGAAGCTATGGGCTGACACAATGTGCATGGGGAGAAGTCTTGACGGTGTAGAAGTCGGTGGTTCTCTGATGGCAATGTCAGAACGCTATGGACTTGGCAAGAAAGGCACAGAGGTCATAGCGGCCAAAGGTATGCGGAGAGAGGACTTTTCTCCTGAACAGCTAAGTAAATACGGTGACTATTGTGTCAATGATGTAGACCTGACCTTCAAATTATTTAAACGGTTGCTTAAAAACTTCCCTAAACAGGAGTTAAGAGTAATAGACCTGACCCTCAGAATGTTTATCGACCCTATACTGGAGCTAGACCTTGGGTTACTAGAAGAGCATCTTATAGATATTCGTGATAGGAAAGATAAGTTGCTACTGGATGCTAAAGTCAGTAAGGACGACTTGATGAGCAATCTCAAGTTCGCAGAACTACTTATAGAACTTGGAGTGACACCTCCTACTAAGACAAGTCTCACCACAGGCAAAGAAACTCTGGCTTTTGCTAAAAGTGACGAAGGTTTCAAGGCTTTGGAAGAACACGAAGACGTACGTGTTCAGAGTTTGGTGGCGGCAAGACTCGGCAACAAAAGCACGTTAGAAGAGACACGTACTCAGCGGTTCATTGACATAGCCAAGCGTGGCAACTTACCCATACCCATTAGATATTACGCGGCTCACACAGGGCGTTGGGGTGGTGCAGATAAGATCAACATACAGAATTTACCTAGTCGTGGGCCAGATGGTAAGAAACTGAAGAATAGCATCATTGCTCCAGAAGGATACAAACTAATTGATGCAGACTCAGCACAGATAGAAGCAAGGGTACTTGCATGGTTAGCAGAGCAAGATGATTTGGTGGAAGCCTTCACCAATGGAGAGGATGTATACAAGAAGATGGCCTCTCGTATCTACAATGTCGCTGAAGCAGACGTAACTAAAGACCAAAGGTTTGTCGGCAAGACCACGATACTCGGTGCAGGATATGGCATGGGGGCAGTGCGCTTTCAGGATCAGTTGAAGGTGTCGGGAGTCACTATGGAGCTAGACGAAGCAAGGCGTGTCATTCAGATATACAGAGAAAGTAACTGGAAGATAAGTCATTTGTGGCGTGAAGCTCAGAACATGTTAGTAGAATTTACTAGAGGCAACGCGACAAAGCTAGGCAGAGCGGGAGTGATTAAAGTGGACCCGGTAAGACGGGGGGTTAGGTTACCTTCTGGTATGTACTTATGCTACGAGGACTTGTCGTATCAGCAGGAAGAAAGAGGTTTACAATTTAGCTACAAGACTCGAAGAGGCCGCACAAACATATATGGTGGTAAGGTCATTGAAAATATATGCCAAGCAATAGCACGTTGCATAATCGGTGAACAGATGTTAAAAATAGCTAAGAAGTATCGAGTTGTATTGACTGTTCACGACTCGATTGTTTGCTGTGTGCCCGAGACAGAGGTTTCGGATGCACAGGCGTACATCGAAGAATGTATGAGGTGGACTCCTGATTGGGCAGAAGGTTTGCCGATTGATTGCGAGTCAGGTGTGGGTAGTAGTTATGGTGAGTGCGAGTAGCATAGTACCTTGGTCGTTTAGCAAGGCCAAAGCGTTTGAACAATGTCCCAAGCAGTTTTATCACATGAAAGTTTTGAAACAGTACGAGGACAAAGAAACAGAAGCCATGCGGTACGGCACTCTTATGCACGAGGCGGCTGAGAAGTACGTGCGTGACAAAGAGCCGTTGCCCAAAGCGTTCGAATACGTGCAAGCCACCTTGGACTCATTGACGGCCAAGAAGGG